TAACCCTTACCAAGATATTAACAGCTTTAAACGTAATTTGATTACTGATTTTTTAATTGACGGAAACATATTTATGTACTTTGATGGAGCACACCTCTATCACCTACCAGCTACAGACGTAACTATCCATTCGAGCAAAGATACTTATATTGAAAGATTTACTATGCATGACCAAACGTTCTATCCTAGTGAAATCATTCATATTAAAGAAAACTCTTTCCACTCTATCTATCGTGGAGTACCACGTTTAAAGCCTGCACTTCGTACTATGATTCTTATGAAGTCTATGAGAAACTTTCAAGACAACTTCTTCAAGAACGGAGCAGTACCAGGTTTAGTACTAAAGTCACCAAATACACTTTCTGAGAAAATCAAAGAACGAATGATGGTTTCTTGGCAAGCAAGATACCGTCCAGATGCGGGCGGTCGGCGCCCTCTTATCTTAGATGGCGGAATCGAAGTCGATAAGATCTCTAATGTAAATTTTAAAGAAATGGATTTCCAAACTTCGATATCAGATAATGAAAAGATAATTTTAAAGGCGCTTGGAATCCCTCCAATTATGATGGACTCCGGTAACAATGCTAACATTCGCCCAAATATGCGATTATATTATCTTGAGACTATACTTCCTATCGTTCGAAAAATTAATTATGGACTGGAAAGATACTTTGGTTTTGAGTTGCGTGAGGACATTACTAATATTCCCGCTTTGCAACCAGAGCTAAGAGACTCTTCCGCTTACTATACATCACTAGTAAACGGAGGAATTATAACCCCTGCAGAAGCACGAAAAGCATTAGGTTTCGACTTTGTAACAGGTACTGAAGACATCCGCGTTCCGGCAAATATTGCTGGTTCTGCAACTAACCCCGACGAAGGCGGAAGGCCTGTCGAAGAGACGGAGGAATAATGGGAAGTATGAGACAAAGAGGTAGCGTCCTCGAAGCTGTATCAATGGTTATGCTAGAAGAGGGCAAAGTCCTTAGCAAACATGATTATGAGCACATGAAAACGCGAACACCTGTTAGAGCAGGTATTGTATTAAATCATTTTGGAAGCTGGAGCCGTATGTTAAACATTATGGAAACAAATCTTCCGGAAGTGTGGGCACAGATTAAGCTTAAGGAGAACCCTCCACCAAAGCCTAAGCCTGTACCACCTAAGCCAGCACCAAAGCCAGCACCTAAGGCGGCGGTCAAGCCTGCTATTAAACCAGCAGTAAAAAAGGATTAAGATATGAATAAAATCTTTAATCTGACGTCTACTTTCAAGACTCAAGCGCAGGACGATGGTTCTGTAATGATTCGTGGAATGGCCAGTACAGCTGATTTTGATCGCGCGGGTGACTCCATCTCAGTAGAAGCTTGGCAGAAAGGTGGGCTAAAGAACTTCGAAAAAAATCCAATTATCTTGTTTAATCATGATTATGACAAGCCAATTGGCCGAGCCACAGGTCTGAAAGCTGGACCCGATGGTTTGGAGTTAGAATGTAAGATTAGCAAGTCAGCACCTGCTAATGTTGCAGAATTAGTAAAAGACGGTGTTCTTGGGGCCTTTTCCGTAGGTTTCCGAGTCAAGGATGCTGATTACATTAAGGAAACCGACGGATTAATGATTAAGGACGCTGAATTATTTGAGGTATCGGTTGTTTCCGTACCTTGCAATCAGTCAGCTACTTTTTCGCTCGCGAAGTCTTTTGACTCTGATAAAGAGTACGAAGAATTCAAAAAAACTTTCACAAATCGTGTAGATCTAGCAGGTCAGTCTCTGGCTAAGGATGAAGATATTTCTTCTGGAATAGCTAGTGACCACACACCTCAAAGCGCGGAAATTAATTCCGCAGATCAGGAGATCAAGATGGATAATCAAAACATCGACTTGGAAGCTTTTGCAAAGAAGGTAGCTGAAGATACAGCTGCTAAGATTGCTATGAAGCAAGCCGAGCAAAAAGCAGCTGATACAGCAGAAGCCAAGGCAGTAGCCGACGTAGAAGTTGAAAAAGCAGTGGCTCTCGAAGCCGAAAACATTCGCGTCAAGACTGGCGTTCAAACTGGCGTTGAAGCTCTTATGGCTGACGTACAAGCACAACTTACTGCAAAAGACGCAAAGATCGACGAAGTCATGGCTAAGCACAGCAAAGACCTCGAAGAGAAGTCTGCTGAAATTACTGCTATGCAGAACAGCAAGAAGACCTTTGGTGATCGTGCTGGAAAAGGCGACGTATCTAAGTGGGGCTCAGATTTCTTGAAAGCTCACCTATTGGGTGTTATGACTCAGAAAGGTATGCACACAGGTTTTGCCCGTGACTTACAAGAGAAAGCTGGTATTGACTACACTACTAGCGCCGCTGACATTGATCAGGAAGTTTCTAGACTCTTAGAGAAAGAAATTCAGAATGAGTTGAAAGTAGCTCGTTTGTTCCGTGAAATGCCTGTAAATGGTGCAGCTACTGTACTACCAATCCAACCAGATGTTAACCCTGCTGTATTCCAGACAGGTGCTGCTGCAGCTGGTAACTTGGAAAACCGTGGAGCTTCTGATAACACGTTCAAAGCTAAGCAAGTCATTCTTAATGCTTATCGTTTGATCTCTAGTTCTTTCATGGACAACAACGTAGACGAGCAAGTCCTCATTAACTTGATGCCTATGCTAGTTGAGTCAGTTGCACGTGCACACGGACGCGCAGTAGAGAACGCTATTGTCAATGGTTCTGGTTCAATTACTGGTCTTGACGGCTATGCAGCTGCTCACGGTACTACTTTGGACGTATCTGACGGTACTCGTTTAACTTCAGCGTTGCTTTTAGCAGCTCGTGAAGGCATGGGTCGTTACGGCGTTAACCCAACTGACATGGCTTACATCGTAAGCAATGACGGTTTCTACGATCTGTTGAATGATGCTAACTTCCAGACTCTTGACGAAGTAGGATCTGATCTTGCTGCTCGAGTAACTGGTACTATTGGAGCCGTTTATGGTACTCCAGTAATCGTATCTGAAGAGTTCGCAGCACCAGCAGTTGGCGTTCCAGCAGCTCTATGTGTTAACACTCGTAACTATGTAATTCCTCGTCTTGGCGGCGTAACCGTTGAGCAGGATTATGAAGTTATGAATCAGCGTCGAGTAATCGTTGCTAGTCAAGCTCTTGGATTTGAAGAGTTGGTAGCAGGCGCAACTGGTCACGAGCCAGTAGTGAAAATCGACTACATCGCTTAATACTTAAAAGTATAGAAACGAGGGGGAGTTTATCTCCCCTGAGTTTTTACTAATGGACTTATAGAATATGGCAGATTTAATAACACTGGAAGATTATAAAGAAGCAGAAGGCATTTCGAATCCTAAAGATGATTTGAAGTTGAATGCTTTGATCCCGTCCGTGAGTCAATTAGTAAAAACTTATTGTGGTAATAGTATAGTAGACCACTACTCTACAGATAAAGTAGAAACATTTAGTATTAACTGGAGCACTAATATAGCTCAGTTAACAGAAAGCCCTTTTGTATCAGTAACTTCAGTACAAGAGAGAACAAGTTTTGCAGATAGTTATACTACTATTCCTGCTACAGAATATTATATAGATGCGTCCACTGACAGCGTTTATAGAGTAACTACAAGCGGAAGCGCACAGAACTGGCCTACAGGTCCAGCTTCTGTAAAAGTTACTTACAAAGCAGGGTACTCAACTTGTCCTGCAGATTTGAAATTAGCAATGATTGACTTAGTTACTTACTATCATAAAGATGAACACAAAGAGCGTAAAGTAATGGCAGGAGCAAGTATACAGAACTCAGCCTCTACAAGTCAAGCAGGCAACATAGGATTCCCTGATCATATCAAAAGAATCCTAGATTTTTACAAAGTTTACTAATGAGTACTGCAGCTAGTCATGCATTTTTGACAAAGCTTCATCAAGAGTTAAGTGTATCAAGTGCAGATTACAGGCAATTTGTTGTTGACCTTAGATGGCATACTTTTAAAGTAAGTAGGGCAAACATAAAAGCCCAAACTATGATAGAGTTTAAACATAGAAACATTACACCGAATGCAGAGCAGCTCATAGCTATAGATGACGCTGCTTCCAAGTGTTATAAAGTAATACTAGATGAGATAAAGATAATAAAAGCAAGTCCCGAGGTAGATATAGATCGTAACACTACCTATATGAATAACGAGAGACTACGCTTAGTTTTTACTACATTTGGTGAACGTATAGAAAAAGCATACCGCGCTCAATTAGATCCTGGTATTACTTTTGACAGAATAAAAAAAGTGTACAAACTAGCTTTAGGAGCATACTTTAAGGACTTGCAACTAATAACAGATAATGCAATAAGAAAACATACAGCTAGTAAAAAAACGGGTAAGTTTGGTAAAGAATCTCAAGTAGGAAAGTTTTTTCATCTAGGACACTTAGCAGGTATGGGAGTTGCAGAAACGCAACTAAGAGATGGCCTAGCAACAGCATTCGCTAGCGTACCTTTGCATGAGCATGGCAATATTACTAATATGCTTAGCCATTTTGGCATAGATCTTTCTTATAAGCGTATGGACGACAAAGACAGTATGGAAGTAAAGATTGAGTCAAAAGGTTCTAATTTAAGTGCAGGGGGTTTTACTGGCAACCAAAAGAAAAACTTACTTAAAGCACTAAGACAGGCACTAACAAATAGAATGGACCTAATGCTGCAGCCAGGCTCTGATACTCCAAAAATGAGAAAAGAGAAGCAAGTACAGAAAAACTTAGAAGACCCTTTTAAACGTGTAGCAAGTAAAAGAAAAAATGTAAAGATTAAAGGCAAAGAAGTAAAACTGAAAAAAAGCAAAGCCAAAGCGGTAGTAAAGACCATAACTCAAAATAAAAGTAAAGGTACTGAGAAGTTATTAGTAGGAAAACTTCCTAAAGTTGCTGTAACTAAGAGGAAAAAAGATAATAATCCGGCTTCAAGCCCTCTACATATGATAGTAGCAATTAATAAAAAGTTACCTCAGGTTGTTGCCCAAAATATGCAATCTCCTGCACTACAGTATCAGACAGGCAGATTGGCAGCTTCAGTTAGGGTTACTGATGTAGTTACAACCCCTAAAGGGTACCCGAGCATTGGATACACATATGATAAATTTCCCTACCAAACATTTGAAGAGGGGTATGCTCAAGGATCTGGAGAAAGAGATCCGCGAAAGCTAATCAATAAATCAATTAGAGAGATTGCCGCAGAGATGGCAATAGGACGATTCTTTACGAGGAGAGTATAATGACAATAGAAAGGCTATATACATCTCGAAGGATGAATATTATAGAATCTCTTGTTAGAAAATTAAAAGATATTGATGGGTCTGGTGCCTACTTGATGGACGTTAATGAAAATGTTATTCCAAGGCTACAGTTTTGGGATGAGATTGAAGAATTTCCTGCAATTCACCTAAATGCAGGATCTGAAACTCGGGAGTATCAAGCCGGGGGTTACAAAGACAGGTACTTATCCGTGACTGTACGATGTTATGTAAATGAAGAAGATGCACAAAGAGGCCTAAATGCTCTGATGGAAGATGTAGAAACCGTTATAGAACAAAACTCCTCTTTAGGGTATGTAGACGCACAAAATAAACAGTACAGCACTCAACAAATCACTATAGTCAGTATTGATACTGATGAAGGTGTACTTGAACCACTGGGAATCGGAGAGATACTCATAGAGGTTCGATACTAGAAAATACTGGCACGAATAAAAATTCACGTCCAAGTCTTTTCAAGATACATAGGAGATAAACTATGGCACAACAACTATTTTTTAGTCGCGACACGAAAGTGTACATTAAAAAAGGCAATTTTGTATGGGACCTTCCTGTACTAGATGGCTTTAGCTTTTCACAAGCTACAAACTCAAGTGAGATTACTCTCGCAGAAATGGAAGCAACAGGTGGTGTAAGCCGTCGTGGTCGTAAGCAGTTTAATGACTCTTTGGCACCTGCCGAATGGTCTTTTACAACTTATGTTCGACCCTTTAAATCAACAGGTTCAGGTACAGGCGCCGCAGATAGTGCAGCAAAAGTACACGCAGTTGAAGAAATTCTTTGGGCTCTCTTTTCAGGACCGGCAGCGTATGCGTCTAGCGCGTTCACTAATCAAACGGTACATGATGCTTCAGACCTAGATATTGACTTTAGTGAGTCTAATAAAGCAACGTTAGGTACTGCAGACATGTTCTTTGTACTTGGTGGTGCTAACCGAAAAGTATATAAGTTAAAAGACTGTGTTGTTAATGAAGCATCTCTTGACTTCGATATTGATGGAATCGCTTCAATTAACTGGTCAGGAATGTCTTCTGAAATTGTTGATATGACTTCAAGAACTATAACCCAAGCTGCTATTCCTGCCTTTAACGCAGTTGTTGCAGATACTACAGTAGTAAGTGCTCCTTCAACTAGTCACCCTGGTGGAGATGTTTGGTTAGATTCTGACGATGGACATAGGCTTCATACTATTTTAACAGTTCCTGGTTCAGGCAATACTACAGTTACAGGAAGCGTCTATGAAGCTACTAATAGTACTACTAACTTTATTCGTAACCGACTTACTCAGCTGAGTGTTATACCTACTACTCAGAATCCTACAGGTGATGGAAGTAATGAACTAGAGTCTGCTTATGCTATTACTCTTACTGGTGGTAACATTACTATGAGCAACAACGTAACGTTTATTACTCCGGAAGAGATTGGTCTTGTAAACATTCCTATTGGTCACGTTACGGGTACTCGTTCAGTATCTGGAAGTATGACTTGCTACTTAAGTAAGGATACTTCTTCTAATGATAACTCTGCTGACTTGTGGGAAGATCTTAAGTCTATTACTAGTGTAGTGACTAACTCTTTCGGTCTTGTATTCAAGATTGGTGGAGCTGCAGCAAACACCGCTAGACTGGAAGTAAGCATGCCTACTTGTCACTTAGAAATACCTACGCACTCTATCGAAGATGTAATTTCTGTAGAAACTAACTTCAATGCTTTACCCTCTACTATTGATGGTACTAATGAAGTTACGCTAAAGTACTTCCCAAAGGTGTAATATGAGTACCACTTGAAAAAAAGTTCTTGACAATTTTGGTTGAGTGGCATATAATATGTAGTACAAAAAGGAGGGGCTTTTCGGAGCCCCTCGTTATATCTGGGATAATATGGCAAATTACAGTTTTTTAAAGGAAGCAAAAGCTTATATAGTCTACGGAAGCACTAAGCTACAACTAGACATGAGCTCTATAAGCTTCAGTCAAACCTTTACAGAAGAGACTCATACTGTAAGAACTCTGCACAACCAGAATAATGTATTTGAAGGATCTGCTATTAATACGGCGAATCCTGCAAACTTCGAGATGACAGTTAATCTACTTCTCGAAGATGATCTAGAAATACTGTTTCAAAGGTTATTAGATGTACAATCTTTTCACCTCTATATCACAACAGCTAGCGATGTATTTAAGCTACAGACTTGCGTTATAACAAATGGGACGATCAATATCGAGAGATTGCGACCTCTGAGTTTGAGCATATCTGGCGAAGCATCAAAGCTCCTAACCGGACAAGCTACAGAATTTGCTGCTGAAAGTATCACAGTTCTGCGGACTTCCGCGTCCTCTCGTACATACAATCTAGCTTCCGATCTATTCATACAGTTAGGGTCTGCACAAATCCATGAGCACTTAGTAAGTGTATCTATGGAACTACAGAATGAAATAGAATGGATACCTTATAAGTTAGTACTGAACCCTCTGGGCACAAACTACCCTCTTCAGTACAGTTTAAAGGGCAAAGTACTAGCCGGAAACATAACAAGATACTTAAATGATAGTACCGAATCGGCGGCACAAAGCTATGCCACTGGCCAAAGTCTCAGGATTAAAGCAGGTACTAACATAGGCGGATTATTTAGAGGTATTGACTTGAACACTAATAATGTTACAGCAACTACTCGAATAACAACAGGCTCAGTCTTTACTAAAAGTACAGATTGGAGAATGGTTCAAAACCCTGCGTCCCTCGGGAACGTATTCACTTACATAACACAGTAAAAAGGAAAAATGATGGATTTAAAAAACTTAATGGTAGACACTAAAGCAGTATGGGTAGACTTTCCAGGTCTCTCTGGATTTTCTGTTGAAGTGGCAAACTTATCAAGAAAAGAATTAAACGGCTTAAGAAAGCGTTGCACTGGACAAAAGTTTGATAGAAAGACAAGAGCAGTAACAGAAAGCTTAGATGAAGATAAGTTCGTAATAGAGTTTACTTTAGCCACTGTTAAAAACTGGAAAGGCTTGACTCTGGAAAACTTATCAGCATTGCTACTTATTGATACTAAAGGACAGGACTTGTCCAAAGAGCTAGAGTATAACGTAGAAAACGCTGAAACTTTAGTATCCTCTTCAACTGAATTTGATACTTGGCTCAATGAGGTAGTCTTTGATTTAGATAACTTTCGTGCAAAGCCAGAAGAGCCAGTCGTTAGAAAGACTGGAAAGGATGTACAAGAATCTTGATACTGGAATGACACGTAACAAGTATCTTGATATGTGTGAACAGTTAGAGCAAGAGCCAAAAGACGATGAGATTCCTCCTGACTGGGAGGATTTTCCTGAGATAGTACGAGACGCAATAAATACGTTTAACCAATTAGGAGACAGAGTCTTCCCAGAAATTGGATATGTAGGCAAAGATTACGCTAATGTGCAATACTATATAGAAGTATACCACATTGATGATATAGAGTTTTTCCTAGAAATACTTTCTTGGCTAGACTCAAGAGCTATCAAAAAATCCTCCGAAGAATTAAAGAGGCAATATGATAAGCTAAAGAGAAAATAAATTGGCTAATACAGTAACTCTGACGGTAAAAATTAATGATAATGGCGATCTTCAGTTACTGAGCAGTAATGCTGAGAAAGCAGCAAAGTCGACGGATAAACTTTCAAAAAGTTCAGACAAAGCTGCTAAGTCTGGAGCAGAGCAAACAAAACAAAACAAAGGTGTAGCTGGCGCTACATCAAACTCTACAAAAGCTTTTTCGAAGATGACCACTGGTATTACTGGTGGTCTCGTTCCTGCGTACGCAGTATTAGCAGCAAACATTTTTGCAATCACAGCAGCTTTTGGAGCTTTACGTAAAGCCGCTGCTTTTGAACAACTAGAACAAGGTTTGATCAGAGTGGGTGGAGCAGCAGGACAAAATCTGCCTTATGTAGCTCAACAACTCAAAGATATAACCGGTGCTGCTGTTTCTGCAGAAGCATCCATGTCAGCTACCGCACTAGCAATGAGCTCAGGGTTTTCTACTGAGCAACTAACAAACTTAACAAAAGTCGCAAAGGGAGCCTCTCAAGCACTCGGAAGAGATATGGAGGATGCACTTAATCGACTAGTAAGAGGTACTGCTAAGTTAGAGCCAGAAATTCTTGATGAATTAGGGATTATGGTAAGACTTGATGATGCGGTAGAGGAATATGCAAAAAGCATAGGAAAAGTAGGAAGTGACTTAACACAGTTTGAAAGGCGTCAAGCGTTTCTAAACGCTACTATTGAACAGGGCGAGAAAAAATTTGGAGATATTGCAAAAAATATTGATCCAAACGCTTACGACCAGTTAGCGGCATCTTTTGCTGATTTAACTAAAGACGTATTGACGTTAGTTAACAAAGGTCTAACTCCTTTAGTAGGTTTCCTATCGTCTAGTCCTATAGCTTTGAAAGGAGTTTTACTTGCTTTTGGCTCTACTCTACTTTCAACCATTCTTCCTGCCATTGGCGCTATGTCAGAAGGTCATAAAAGATCTTCTATTCAAGCCGCTATATCAGCAAAAAAAGCAGGAAAAGTTATTAGTAAAGAGTATACGCAAGCTTCTGCAGCAGCGTCGAAAGGTTTAAGCTTACTACCTAAAAGTATTCAAAGTCTTGCACCTAAAATTAAAGCAGGTACTCTAAGCTTAAAAGAGCAAGGCAAAGTATTAAAAGTACTAAAATCTTCTGAAAAGCTAAGAGCTGCCGCTCTTTCCAAGGGTCTAGAATCTACTAGAGCCCAAAGAGCCCTAGAATTACAACAAATTCGTGATCAAATCATCTTAACAGAAAGACTAGTAGCTGCAGAAGGAAAGAAGAGTGTATTAGGAGAAAAAGGGAAAAGAGCTCAAGGAAGCTCTAAGGCTTCAGGCTTAACTTCTCGTGGGTTAAAGGAGATGGAAAAAGCTACTAGTATTAGTGGTAAATTTGGAGCAGCAGTAAAATATTCTAAGCTACAGATGATGAGTCTAGGCAAAGTTAATGGAAGCATCTGGACAAAAATAAGAGTTGGAGCTACTGCAGCTCGTGGAGCTGTTACTTTATTTGGAACAGCTCTTTTAAGCGCAATACCTATTATCGGACAAGTTCTAATGGTAGCCTCTTTATTGTGGCCGGTAGTTTCTGGAATGTTCGGCAAAGGAAAAATGCAAAAAGAGCTAGAAACAATTACGGACTCTTTCAAAAGTTTCATAGATATTGGCAACCAACTCAAAGAAACCTTAGAAGGTGATATCACTGCTACAGAGGCTTTTGTGGCTACTTTAAGAGTACAAGTAGGTATCATGAATCAGGTTATAGATGCTCATAAAAAATACATAGATGCGTTACGAGCAGATAGATTGGATACTATTCTTGAAAAAACTAAAGAACTAGAAGACTCTGCAAATGGAGGCTTCTTTTCTAGTGGTTGGACGTGGTCAGGAGGCTTCTTAGGCGGGATGGTAGAAGCTAAAATGAATGCAGCTAAGTTATCTACCGAAATAACCGGCTTAAAAGAAAATATTAATCAGATAGATCCTGTATCTATAGGGTTAATCGGTCAAGCCTTCGTAGAATCTCTTGAGCAGTCTGGACCAGTAACAGGAGCTTTAGGTAAAAGTCTTACTGCTTATCAAGCTCTTATGGCACAAGTACAGTCAGGCGCAATAAAAACTAATGCTGAATTTATCCAAAAATTAAAAGAGATAAATAGAGGGGCCCAGAGTACTTTGGCTTCTATTGATGTAGCTAAGTCTGCTATGGGAGACTTTACAAAAGAAACAATAACACTTGGTTCAAAAGTTAATACTCCCTATGATAAGCTGATAGATAAGTCAAAAGCTATGGCAATAGAGTTTAAAAATGCAGGCAAAGAAGGAGGTTTAGGCTTTCAAGCTTTTAAAGATAACGCACAAGGTTTACAGGCACAATTAGACCACATAAGAACTTCAAATTTTTTACCTAAATGGGCTAGTGATAGCACTGTTTTAGATATAATGAATGATAAGTTAGAAAAAGTACGAGATACTATACTTACCTCAAAAGCTAGAGTTAAAGAGCTTGGTAATGAACAGAAAAAACTAAATAAAATAGGAAAAGAAAACCCCGATGCTTTAAGAGAGTCTTTGAGACTAGCAGAAGAGATAAGACTAGAAAAAATTAATACGCTAAAGCAAGAATTAGTAGGCTTAGATATTATAGTAAAAAGCAAAGAGCAGGAAGAAAGAATAACTCAAATAAAAGCTGAGCAATCTGCTTTAGGAGCAGAACAAGTTAGTACTGACGATAGAAAGCTCCAAATAGCTGTAGCAGAAGTAAAGGAAAAGAATAAGCTACTTGCACTTGGAGAAAAGCTAAACAAACAAGCAGTAGAAACCTTACAGCATGAACTAAAAATGTCAGATATTGCACAAAGAGCAGAGGAAGCTCGATCTGGAAAGAAGACAACTGCAAGTGATGCTTTCAAAAGATTCAAAGAGGAGAAAGAAACAAAGCAAACAATTATTGCTATGGAACTTGCCGCAAAACTAACTTCTATAGAAATGGAATATGCGCTTTTAGATGCACAACTTGCACTCCAAAAACAACGAGCTATTGATGCAGGTCTAGAGGTTACAGCCTACGACAAGATTTCTACTTTAATGGCCGCTGGTAAGGAAGGAGCTGTTCAAGGTGCAATAAACAGTGCTGTGTCCGCAACCGCCTCTTTAGGTGCAGATGAGCTAGGGGCAGAAAGAACAGCTCTCACTGCAAGTAGAACTACGGGCGGTAGTATGACTGACCGTATTGATGCAGCTACAGGTGAGGGAGGAGCACTAAATGCAGGCTCTACTCTAGCTACTATGGGAGATAAAGTAGCTTCAGCAGTAAACATAATGCAACCTATGATGGATCTTATGGGACCTGAAGGCGCTCTTATGGGTGCTGTTACTGCAGGAGCAGTTGCTTCTGCAGATGCCTGGAGCACTGCATTCACAGTAATAAATGATAAAGCAGCTACTAGTAGTGAGAAAGTAGCCGCAGGTATGCAAGCAGCTTCAGCAACTCTTGGAGCTATCGGAGGCATACTAGCTCAGTCAAGTAAGGATCGTATCTCAAATATAGACAATGAAATTGCCGCAGAGAAAAAGAGAGATGGAAGCTCTGCCGCGAGTGTTGCAAAAATTAAGAAGATGGAAGCTAAAAAAGAAGCTATGAAAAAGAAGGCTTTCGAAACAGATAAAAAAGTAAAAATGGCTCAAACAGTAATGAATACTGCCGCAGGTATTATGGGTTTTATGGCAGATCAAAATATACCAATGGCAGTCGCTACGGGTATTATGGGAGCCATTCAGTTAGCTACTATAGCAGGCACCAGTTATCAAGGTGGTGGAGGGTCTGCACCTTCCGGAGAGGTCGCAGCAGTCGCTGTAGGCAAAAGAGAAAATACTGTAGATCTTGCTCGCGGGAATAATGCAGGTGGAGAACTTGCATACATGAGAGGAGAGTCAGGAACAGGCACAGGAGCTTCTAACTTTAAACCAGGCTCAGCCTTTACAGGAGCTAAATATAGAGCTTCAGGCGGAGAAACGGCAGGGTTCATGGTAGGAGAGCAAGGTCCTGAAATGTTTATTCCAGACCGCGCAGGACGTATCGCACCAGCTGGAGAAGTACAAGCAGGCGGAGGCTCAACAAACGTAAGCTTTAACATACAGGCAGTAGATGCGGCAGGTGTTGAAGATGTATTAATAGCACAAAAAGGACATATAATCAGAATGATTAGAGAAGCAGCAAACGAGCACGGAGAGTTCTTTTTAGAGAACGTACGTGAGGAGGCATACCAACAATGAGTATAGCATATCAAACAATACTACCTGATCCGAATAATCCTATTGGTAGCGCGGGACAGAATACTGGAACTGATGGTCCGGGATACGCAGGCGTGCAATTAACTTCTAATTCTAAGATTATGAAAACACGCACTAACTCAGGAAGAGTTGTGGCTCGTGCTGTTTCTGGTCAACACTGGGAGTTAGCTATATCGTATAACCCATTGACTCGCGCAGAATTTGAACCAATTTATAATTTTTTACTGAACCAGAGAGGGGGATTAAAACCTTTCTTTGTCTCACTTCCTCAGTACCGCGTACCTCAAAATGGTACTTTTGCTACTTATGCCGCTAGTAATCCTATTAGAGTAAATACAGTAGCAGGTAAGTTTATTATAAACAACTCTTATAAGATAAACGTGCCCGGAAACACGACATTCACAGGCATTGGAGCTACAGATAGTCTTGCAGAGACTGTATTCACAGCTTTAGGTGTAGGCTCGGGTAATGGCACTGTATTAGCCACTGCAGGTTCAACATCATTATTTATAGACGGCTTATCAAGCTCTTCAGGAGATCCGAGTCCCGGCGATATGTTTACTATAACAGACTCTAATGACTCTAACCATACCAAAACATATAGAATTACACAAGTAGAAACTAATGCTACTGGTACTTATGCAGGCCTACCAAGACCGTCTGCTTCCGAGCGTATCATACACTTCGTGCCCGGACTCCAGAAGAATACGTTTAATGACTCAACTATTAATTTTCATAACCCATTAATGAGGGTAACTTTATCTTCTGACGTGCAACAATACTCTTTAGGTACAAATGGTTTATATACTTTTTCTTTAAAGCTTGAGGAGGCTCAAACGTAATGGCAATTCGCGATCTCGATAGAAGACTGAGGAATCTAGATTCTTCTGATACAACCACCCCTACTCCCTTAACTGATTCTCTTATTAATAATGATCAGTTTAATTACGCACATCTGGTAAAATTTGAAAAACCCACCACCGACTTACTCAAAGGCAAAACATCTAGAAATGCCAACACTTATTCTTATGTAACTGATAGTGCTTTTGATATCTCATGGGACGATTTCTCTGTAAACGCCAAGGGTATCGCTACAGGTACTCAACTATACAATGCTAATAAACTTACTAAAGTAGGTACTGTAACAGAAACTACAGATGCAAAGGCTAGTGGTATATCAATAACTCTTGACTCTGCTAGTTTAGGTGCGTCTGTTTCTTTTGCAGGAATCGCAGTCTCTTCGACAACAGTACTATGTCAATTAGGTGTTGATTTAGTTGAAGAAGGTTTCCGAGAGGGAGATAAAGTTGAGCTAACTACTACTAATGGGAACGCTGGTAAAGGCTACGCTATTATTAAAGAGTTTCAAGATAACAACCGTAAATTCACATATACAGCCTCAGCCGAAGGCGCTTTAGTAGCTGGTACAGAAGATGCTACTAAGTTTCATACTATTAGTTTAGCTTCCGAAGAAATACACGCGCTTATTCTTAATAAGACTCATACTACTTATACTACTTATTTAAATAGAGAAGTGTTTATTTATAAAGCGCATCTCGATCCTGACACAAATGCAATAATTGGAGATCCTTATCTACTCTTTAAAGGAATTATAGCTTCAGGCTCCATCAAAGAAGACCCTTCAAAGGGTTCTAGCATAACTTGGGGGCTAACCAGTCACTGGGGAGATTTCTCAAGAGTATCAGGTAGGCTGACAGTCGATGACGCTCATAGAGCCTTAGACGGTAATGGACAGCCTGATACAGAAGCTCTAATTCGTCCAGAGTATGGCTCTGACTTAGGCTTTGCTCATGCTAACCAATCTCTTAATGTTATGGCAACCTATAATGACATTGAAATTTCTTATGAGCAAGTAGATATTAATGGAGGATGGTTTGGCGGAAAAAGAATACGAGAAGTTGAAAAAGAAGTTGAAAGACGTACAGACCTAGCTTTTAATTTATCTCCTAAGTACTTGCCTGTTGTATATGGAGTACGAAAATTAGACTCTATTCCTGTATTCGTAGATACAGATAACAACGATGCATCTCAAATATATGTAGCTTATGCTATATGTGAGGGTCCGATATCGGGTATACTTGATCTATATGTAGACGGCAATAGTAGCATATGTGTAGATAAAGCTGATTTTGATTTACGAAGTACTGCAGCAGATACTGTAGACTTTGTTTGTAAAGGGCGAATGGATAGAGGCGACGCTTTAACAGGTTATAATGCTAGTACAAGTACGGGGGTTAGCGGTGCTAACATGCACCAGATATGGCGAGAGTATGGAAGACGAGGACCGGCTGCTGCTTCATATCGACAAGCAAATCAGTATACTCAAGCGTATAGCGCTAATTCAACAGGTGTTAACGGACTTACTGATCCTGCGGCAGGAATATTACATGAAAAAACTCATACAATTACCTCTCCTTTATCCGGTCAGTTCCAAGTACACGTAGGTAAAGCTGATCAAAAAGCAAACCCGACACTTACAGGTAAAGCAGCTAGTGGTGGCTTTAAAATACAAAATGACTATTTTGATGGAGACGGAGAGTATTGGGGTAATCAACATCAGTTGTTAGATACAGCGTATACTGTAGGTAAATTTACTATTGCGGCGGGCGAAACTTCAATACCTGAAATAGACTTTATTGTAAGGGGTAAGGGCATTGAGTGCCATAACTATGATAGAAGTTATAATAATACAAATAGTGCTGTTTATACTTCTGCCGCAAAAACTAATTTTAATTTAGGAGATACTGTTGCTTTAAAACGTGCTTCTAATAATGCTGTTATTGCCGCCTCAGTTACCATCATAGATAAATGGGACTTTTTAGATGCAGACGGAGCTACTCAAACTAGGTTTATAACTGACTATGGTATAGATATAGCTAATACTCATTACATGTTAAAGGGTACTGATAAATGGTACATGTCTCCTGACGATCCATCAGATGATATAACTTCTACAGTAGCTACTCCTGCAAAAACTACCGTTAGTAGTAGTTCTGCTAATTCCGGAGGTAACGGTGTTGACGTAGTATTATCTAGTAGTGCTGCCTTCCAAGCTGCTGTAGCTGCTGCTATCGCAGCTGCCGGTGGTTGGGTTCTGACTTTTAATGGAACAAGTCTACCAGCACTGAGCGAAGCTGAGTTTAGGGACATTGCTTTTAATGCCTCAAGTAATACTCTTTCTGGTGTTGGAGCCGGTACTGAAGTATCTTCGTTACCCGATACTATAACTGAAGTTTTTGTTAAAAATGCAATTATTCTTAATTCTACTCATTCTGAGGCAGATGCATACTATGCTGGGAAAACAATAACACTTACACGTTTTGACAGCAATGACGTTCCCTACGCTCAAGTAAGACGAATCATTTCATACAGTAACACAGGAAATACAGCTGTTGTAGACTCTCCTTGGGTCGCAGGCTTTATGCCAGATGCCGGTGATACTTATGTTATATCTGCGAGTAAACCAGATATACGAGTAAGTATCAATCCTGCAATGCAACTACTAGACTACTTAACTAGTGAGAGATATGGCAGAGGCTTAGATTTAGATTTAGATATTGATTTACCAACTTTTAAAGAAGCTGCGCGTTTATGTGATACTCGTTCTAATGTAACAGTCATAATACCTAATAGTGCAAGTGCAGTTGTTGGCGATATATATAAGTATGCAGACCCAGATGATGCCACTATAGTTCACTTTAGAGGAACGGTAGAGTCTGTAACGTCAAGAGTATACGGTCAAACTTCGACTACTTATAAAGAAGTAGTATTTAAAGACGTATCGGGTAAGCTCGGGCATAAATATAATACTTGGGAAAGTGTACGCAACAATGAATTAATATGGCATAGCACAGGTAACTTATACCAGACCCAAGCCGCAGGCGGGTACAATCTCACTGCTGGACACATTATAACTTCTCTAAATTTAGCCAGAGTTTCAGGTACTGGTGACGCTAGTTTAGCCCTTGATGTGGCTCTAAAATCAGACAATGGAAATCCTTTAGTAAAATCTTGGATTCCTTATTCCGCAGGAGATACCAATGGTGACTTTAGGGGCACAGGGTATACTTTATATGATTCAGATGATATTAAATATTGGAAATATATAGGGTGGGACTCTAACGGTCAACGAAACGTTACTCGTCATCAAATGAACCAAACAGTAGCAACTGCTAATCCTATTTTTGATAATGTCAATTTAATGTTAAAGCAGTTCAATGGTATTCTGCGCTACTCGAATGGTAAGTATCAATTAGACGTAAGAGGTCAAAGCCCTGATACTTTTGTGGTTGGCGAAGTTATTGAAGAGGCAGATATTATCGGAAGTATCGATCTTAAAGATAAAGGCGTTAAGAAAACGTATAATAGTGTTAGTACTAGTATTAAAGACCCTCAGACTAAGTTTGAGTCTCGATCTGTATCTTTCTTTAACTCTACTTATCTTAAACAAGATAAAAGTATACCGAAGAAGGGTAACTACGGCTGTCCCGGTATTTCTAACTACTTCAATGCTAGATTTAATATTAATCAAATGCTTGATGAGTCTCGCTATGGTTTGACTATATCGTTTAAAATGGCGCCTAAAGGCATACTATTACTTCCCGGCTCCATTATAAGATTAAATTATGATAGGTTTGGATGGGTAAACAAAGAATTTAGAATAGCTAGTATTGCAGCTGGTACTGATTGTTTAGTCAATATAACTGCCGATGAGCATAACAATGACGCTTTCTTGA